ATTACCTGATCCTTCAGCTGTGTCAATGTATTGTGTAAAATTTTGTGCAGGCTCTGTTGAAGCACAACATATCCTTCTTTCTGATTGTGGACTCAAATAAGTGTGTACCCATGGAGCCATACAAAATGTCTTATTACCTTCGTTTGGTTTTATTTTTGCCACAACAACTCCTTTAGCTCTGGAAAAGTATCTGCAAAAGATTCATTCCTAAATTTATCACTGCCTTGTATTTTTTGATTACGCATTTTCCTCATTTCCAAACAATCTAAATCTTTATCCATCATAAAATTAATTGCACCTTGTAATTGTTCTTTGTGAAATACGTCATTGCTGTATGTTCCTAACTTATACTGTATTCTATTTTTAATACTGGTAGGCAAATACTGTACATTCCATTCTTTGGACTCATGCAAATAGTTATAGTAGACATAATCAAAGTCCTGTGTTCTGATCCAGTCTGCTACTGCATCTAAATTGTAAATGTTTTGAATATTAATGGTGCAACAAATCTGTGTTTTAATGTTCTTATGTGTTTGTTTCAAATCATTAAATTTTTGTATATTTTGTGCAACTTGATCCCATTTTGCACCATATCTTTGGTATTCAAATCTTTTACCAATATCATCAATTGAAAAAGCAATTTCAACTTCACCAAAATGCGGCCATATATGTTCAACTGCTTTTTGCGGAAAAGTTGTGCCATTAGTATTATAATGTACTTGCTGATGTTTTGCATGTCCTAGTTCAGCACTTTTTTCTAATAAATCAAAATGCTCTTGAATCAAAAAAGGTTCTCCTCCTGTAAATTCAAAATATTTTACATCTTGTAACATACCAACTACTTCATCCCACAACTTGTTTTCTTTGCGGGGCCATGCACCTAACTTCAACACACGTTTTGCATCATCATTTCCAAGTGCTATTTCCTCTTGAGCCCATTTTGATGACGACCAAGTACCACATATTCTACATTTCAAATTACAAATATTGCCTAGCTTAAGATCAAGAAAAGATAATTTTTTATTGTCTATATTTTGTCCAAACTTTTTGTTAGAGATAAGTCTTTTGCTTTCGCCACCACTTGCCTCTAAAGCCCAACACTTTTTACAAGTTGTTGGCTTTTTACCATTAAGAAATTGTTCACGCAAATTTTCCATATACTCTGAATTAAATGCTTGTTCAAGTGTACCACTGTTTGCAATATCATATGCAGTGCCATCTTTATCAACAATCAAATCTTCTGCTAGACAACAAGGCCTAAAGTTTCCTGTAGGTGTTGCTTCTAATGACATCCAAGGTAATATACACAATGAATTAGGCATTTAATATACCTCCTAGCTCTGGAAACACTTGTGCTGTATTTTGTTTCCTTAATTCATCTAACCTATTAGTATTTTCCACAAACTGAGGTAGTATATGACTTTTATCGTCTGCCATCATCATGCTGATAGTAGCTTTGAAGCCGTCTGTTGCTCTACCCAAATGATCATATGGTTTGATGCGTTCAATGTGTTTTTCTAGTTTTTCCCGAACTTTGCTTTTCATATGAGTTGGTAAAATGTCTACTCTATAATGCATGGGATCTTGTAACACATTTACATTGAGATCTTGACCTTTTATTAGCCCTTTTTGTAACCAATCCCAGTGAAAATCTGGTATATGATCAACATTAAAAATACTGACTGTTGGCGAAATAAAGAAATCAACATCTGGGCATTTTTTCAACATTTCAGCTCTGTTCCTTTCAATGTCTGCCCACACTGTGCCATTACGCATGAGCTCGGCACGTGGACCCATTGCATCCAAAGAAGCACCCACAGATACGTCTGCAAACTCTGGCCAAATATCTAACACATTAAGATCTTTGTATGCCATTCTAGTAAAGTTGGTGTTGTATTGCAGTCTTACAGAATCTGCTTTGCCCAGTTTAATTAATTCTTTGAGTATTTTATAGTGCTCTTCCATAATTAATGGTTCGCCTCCTGCAAAATAAACTCTTTCAACCATAGGCAAATATTCAACTAGTTGCTCATAGGCATCCATTTTTGTTTTGCCAGCCCATGTCACTTTGGCGTGATCAGGTTTGCCCCATAGTGCTACTTGATCATCATACCAATTTGATGAAAACGTAGTACCACAAGACCTACAAGACAGATTACACAGATTGGAAAACCTTATGTCCCAGTACACCATGTTTACATCGTCATAATGACCATCTTCTTTTGTTCGCTTTACTTTATCAACATGATGACCAAAATGTATATTTGAAGATTGCCGCATAGAAGTCCATCCATGTTTTTCTTGCTCATAACATTTTGCACATTCTCGAGATGGTTTCTCTTCCATCATGTTTTTTCTAATTTTTTTCTGCTTATCATTGTTCCATAATTCTTTCAATGTGTTTTGCTTCAAGTCGCCAATTGGAAATTTATGTTCTGCTAAACAACAAGGGTATGCTTTGCCATTTGGATATGCATGTAAATGTGTCCAAGGTAAAGTGCAATAGTATTTGCTATCTTCTAACAAAAACTTTTCATGACTAGACAACTTTGCCTTGTCTACTTTTGTTGGCATTTTATTTTTATAATCCGACATACCACTCTACCATTTCTGGACTAAAAGTTTTTTCAAAAGTTTTTCCACGTCTTTTGTCATATTGTGAATAAAAGTTTTTGAAGTCTTGCTGTAATCTTTCCAATGTGTCAGCACCTGCATGTGGCGAATCTACTGACTCGAGATAATTTATTAATCTATTCATTTGATTATATTCGTGTTCATGCAACTCATCCTTGTATAATGTTGCCTTTTCATTTAGTAATCCAATTGCCTTTTGTTTAATATCCTTAGGCAAAACTACTGCTGATTGGAAAGAAGGAAATCTCAAAATATTAAGGGTAAAGTTAGGATAATCTCTGCCGTATTTTCTTTTCATATTAACTAACATATCAATAAACTGTGGTAATGAATCTAAACACAATGCATTTATTGTACACATAACATGAAGTCCAGTCAAGTTTCCTTCTTCAATTAATCTTATCATATTATTGTGCCATTGTTTGAAGTTCATTCCATCTCTGATATATTCTGATTGACTGAACATAGCTTCAGCTGATGTGTACACTTCAAAGTTTTTTATGTGATGTGAAGCTTTGATAAGTCTGTCCATTAATGCATCTTTAGGACATAAATTTGAATTGATAGCTAATCTTGTTTCCGACTTACCATGATTATCTTTGAACCAATCTAACAGTTTCCACATGTCTGCACTCATCATTGGTTCACCGCCAGTAACTCTCAATTCCTGCAAAGTCTTGTGCAAATCAGATTCCCACCATTTCCAAAACGCTTCAATGTAAGGATTGTACTCTTGATATCCATATTTTTGTGAAGCATCATGTGGATGTGTAAAATGATTTCTACCATCTGACTTAAGATTTTCATATGGTCCATTATTTTTAATGTCTTTGACCCAAGTTGTAGAGAATGCAGGATTACAATAAGAACACGCAAAATTACAAGTTCTATCAAAAGATATTTCTAAAGTTTTAAGGTCCACATCTTTTTGGCATGGTGTTTGGAATGCTTGATCCAAAGCATCATTGGTATAAATTTTTGATTTGTATATCCTATCTGATACCACTGTCGGGCCTATGTCTTCAGCTTTCCAACAATACTCACAGCCTTTTGGTCTTTCGCCAACTTGCATCATTTCTCTTTCTAATTTTTTTTGTCTTGTATTGTGTATTGCTTTTGGATTTGTTTTGATTTCTTCGAGATCAATTTGATGTGGCAACGGATGATGGCAAGAAGTTGTTTGTCCTGACCCTAACCATATTGTTGCGTTGTACCATTTAGCCGCACAGAAAGATGATGATTTAGTATCTAATTGCTGTTTTTTAAATTCTAAATCTTTATTCATACCTTACCAATTTGTTGCATATTCTTTGTTTACTAAATGAGCTGAACATTTCATTTTGCATTCTGCAATATTATGAAAATTATCAAAAAATTCTTCCCAGTAGTCGCTGTTTAATACGTGTTCGATACCATGTTTGTAAATGTTTAAATCGTCAATTAAAAATTGTGAATACGTTTTGTAATTGTATCTATTACCAACCCAACAACATGGTAAAAAATATCCCTGTGAATTAATGTATAACCCTTTAGTTCCTATCATACACAATGGCACAATGCCTGTATCTGTTGCTGACACATTATTAAAATGTTCAATGTTTGTATTAATTGCTTTGTCTTGTTGCACTCGTTTGTGTGTTAAGTTAAAAATTTTCCTATCAAACCTGCCTTGCTGTGATATGTAATCTACCGATGGCTCCAATACGTCTTTTCCTGCACTGTCATTGTAGTGTTGATAATTGTAACCAAATTTAGTGCTGTTTGTAATTTGAAACTTGTCCATGCCAAGCCCTGTTGCCATGCCTTTCATGTAATTGATATTGTGTTCATTAAAAGCAAACACAATTCCAGCCCATGTAATTGTTGGTGCATGACCAACTACTGCTTTTATACCTTCGATTATACTAGGCCAATCACAATTGACTCTATACTTTTCATTACTTTCTTGGTCCCATCCATCTATAGAAAAATGTATTTCATCATGTTCATTCAAATAACTTACTAATTGTTTCCACCATTCAACTTTTTTGTAACTACCATTTGTTATTATTAGTATGTTCATTGTTGGTTTAACTGACTTCAAATATTGAATAATTTGTAAAAATTCTTTTGCATATATTGGATCACCATCATCTCCACAAAAACTAATACGTTCTATTTGTTGTATTACTTCCACTGTAAAACTATTTTTAAAAAAGTCTAGCCGTAATTGATCTTGGATTAAAGTATCTGGCACTTCTTGTCGAGGACACCTTGGACATTTGAGAGTGCATATGCTGGAAACCTCAACGTGCCAATGCCATAAAGGCCAATTAAATCTATTTTGCATTTCTACACTCCTGAAAAAAATTACTATACTCAGGAAAAGTTTCAATCATATCAGTGTCGCGCCTAGCATCATGTGTTCTAAAAAATTTCCAAAAGTTAAACAACTGTTGATCACGACCTTCGATTCCTTGTTGCATAACTTCATATGTACGTTCTAATTTTGCTATTTCATAATCTCTAAATGCCGCCATATCAGAACTATGTTGATGTTCTTTCATGTATTCTATAGCTTCTTCAAAATAATAGTTAAATGATTGATCTAATAATCCTATGTGTTGCCAAATTGGTTGTCTAAGAATTGGTGTGTCAAACCAAACACGTTGATATGTACTTGAATATCGTTTTCTTAATTCAAGTATGTGTACCATTAATGTTTTTAAACTAGACACACTTAAATTATTCATTGTAATAATAAATGTAATAGAATTGTACCCAGCAATATCAGTCAAGTATCTATTAACATTATACCATACAGTATCAAAGTCCATACCATTTCTAATATACTCTGCTTTTTTGCCCCAAGCATCTAATGATACAAATTGCATAAAATGTTCTATCATTGCACCATCACACATTGTTTTAACCATGTTAAAATATTTGTCACCTAATGCGGGGGCTGGTGGACAAAAATTAGACGTAACGTTTAAGTGTAAATCTTTTTTTGGATTATCAATTACATACTCAAATACTTTAAACGTATTTTTATCCATCATTGGTTCGCCACCTGTCATTCTAAAATGTTTTAATTTAGGATATAAGTCTGGCCACCATTTCCAAAATGCTTCAACAAATGGATTATCTTTTTGAGGTAATACTTTATTTTTGCCTGTAAAATGTGTTGGGTCGTTATGAACTGGTTGTGTTGGAAAGGAACCATGTTCTTCTATTTCTTGAGCCCATGCTGTTGAAAACTGTGGCGAACAATATGAACATTTAAAATTACATGCATTGCTGAAATCAACTTCAACGTAAGTAGGAACTATGTCTGCTTGTGGATTTTCTAAAATGTTTGTGTAATGATCCATGGCCCATGGCTCACCTGAACGATAATGTCTATCACTCATTTTATTATTGTCTTCTATTTTCCAACAGTATGAACACCCGTCTGGGCGTTTGCCATCTATCATTAATTTTCGTTGTTGTTTTTTTTCGTCTGTGTTGTGCAACTTTGCTGGACTAACCTTTATTTGCTCCTTATCAATTTTGTGTAAAGGTGGATGGTAGCAAGAATTTGTAAGCCCTGTAGTAAGATGCAAAGAGGTTTGCATCCACTTTGCTAAACATAAAGTTGGAGAAGCTTGGTCTAATTTCAGCCTTGCTTTATTGGCCGCTGATTGATACTCGCTGGTCATTTATTAAGATATTTAAAGAACTTAGACTGAGTGTCTTCTAATCTTGCCGCTGATATACCTAATGTGTAGTTAAGTTCTTGATGATATTCATCTATTTTGCTTGTAAGGTCAATGCTGTCTGTATCTTTGTCTTGCCAATATTGACTCAAATATCCAAAATCACGCACATTAACATAGTCCCATTCTTCAACCATGGTTTTATAACAGCCTTCACATGCTCCATACATTGCCCATAGACCATTTTTTACATCAGCACCTATGCCCATCCAAGTTAAAAGACAATGCAAGTTTTGTTTGTGTATTGATGATAAAAATTCAGATGGCGATTTTTTTGTTCCTCTATCTAAAGACATTTTTACACCTTCTCTAAATCCTGCCTGCCATGCCTGTTGCTCTGTATGATTGATTACTGTGGTTGAATATACATCTTGGAATGGCAAATATCCATCTTCATAACAAAATTCAACCAAAGATTGATCTGACCCATCTGTGTTTTCGTGTGTTTTCATGTTGCGAACAAATGTTTTTGTCCAACAAGACACACCACCATTGCCATATTTTAGTCCATTAATGTTGTTGTATCCTCTCCATCTAATGGCTATGTTAGGTTTATGGTTAGTGAGATCAATTTGTTGATCAAATAATGATGGATCAACAATGTTATCACCATCCACTAAAATAAATCGTTCTGTGCTAGATGCTTCGCCGGCCGCTTTGTGTGCCGCATCTGAACCTTCAACCCCATCTACTCTTTTTGCCCATGGGCATTTAGACTTTAGATCTAACCAATTGTGTTCTTTGTTTGGTTCTTTGTAACTTAAAAAAATTACGTCTAACTCAGCAATATCAACTATCATACACCGCCCAACTATGTTTATCTGGGTCAAACCAGCTTGGTTTAATTGTAACACTGTCTACGCAATAAAACAAGTTATTTTTGTGTACTACATAACACTTACCATCTTTTCCTAACTTAAATGTGTCACTAAATTTTATTGTAGGAGCTGGATATTTGATCTTTTTAATTTCCTCTATCTTGCCATCTTGTACAAAGTATTTTGACGGATTGTCTGATATTATAGCAAAATCCTTTTTGGATACTACAACGTGTTTACCAGGTAGTGATTCTGTTGTAAGGCTTTTAATAATGCCTCCTTCATCATAGTAAATTTTAAAAACTAAGTCCATAGGTTAAAAAAGGAAGTGTTTGTTAAAATTTTTGTTTTGTAAAAATACTTCATATTTTTTTAGAATTTCATCTGTTGCAAAGTTTTTGTCATAATAGTGTATTGGCCAAGATGCTTTAACGCCATTTACGATTACAGTGCTTGGATTTACAATAGACCAGTTCATTTCTTCATGCCAATGCTTTTTTGATTTGTGTGTGATATAAGGTTTTGCATGTATAAACCCCGGAATGCCTGTTGGATTGATACCAAATGTTAAATCATTCATGTAATGACAAGCCATAGCCATAGCAAAATCAGTTGAAGGTTTCCATTTTTCCCATAAACGAAATTTTTTAATATTGTAGTCCCAATTTCTAAATATTTGATCAACACACTTGAAAAACATTGCAGTGGTTCTAAGAAATCTAACGTACATAAATCCATTATAAACATTAGGCAATAAATTTTGATGGATATATTTCCTGTAATATGAATCATCTGCTGGTTCGTTGTTAAAATTGTACACTTGATTAGTAAAACAAATAGGATATTGCCTCATGTGTTTTATCCAATTAGATATGTCGCTAGTAAAAAGCATATCACACTCAACTTTTATTGTTTCTGCAAAAGGTGTAATTCGAAATAAATGAGCTTCATAATGCATAGGATGAATGGCCTCATCTTGTGATTTCTTAAATTTTGTAAGATCTGGTTTATCCAATACAAAGTCATACACATCATATAATTCTGGCCTACAATTCTTTCTATCATTTACTATCACACACAGTTTTAACTGATGTTTGTTAGTTGCAATATAACTTAGCGCCATCAAGTAGGCCAATTTTTCATAATCAGTATCAGGTGAATTTAGAGCATATGTTAAAATGCCTATTCCCAGTTTGGTTTTTGATTTTGGATTATCTGTCATAGCAGTTCTTGTTTGTTTAACACATGCACGTCTTGTTTGATGTGCATTGTTGATTTTTGATCTTTGATTTTGATACAATCCATATCAACAGATTCTATATCACATTGAAAGTTTGCAAAGCACTGCGGCCATGGAATGATAAATTGTTTAGACATGCTATCATAATTTGTTATTTGACTATGCACTACTGACACTGCATTGTCATTCCACACAGTGCCATCATTTTTCCATCCATACAATTTCATATAGTATTCATAATTTTTTAGTGTTTGTTGCCAAAGATTAAAAAAATTTTCCGCTACTTTACTATGATCAAATTTAACAATAGTTGCCCATTTTTTCATTATAGTAGTTTTACCTAAATAAGATTTACTAATATGGTCTTCTTTGATATTGTACACACTGTCATGCAACAATATAGGCGAATCGCTGTCAAACAATAAGGCTAATTGATTAGACAACACAAAAAAATCTGAATCTAATAGCACTGTTGAATCAAATGGTGTAATATCCAAAGACAAATCTCTAGTCAAATTAAGCCATGTTTCTTCCTGCCTTTTTCCTTTATGAATATAAGTTCTTTGATTGTGTTTTACGTCTTGTTTTGAAATGTGTATGTCACATCCTTCCACGTGATCACCGCACACTGCCACTGGAATATCCGGCATGTAGTGTTTCAAATGTTTTATACAAATGCTAGTGATTTTAGAATAATTTACACTGTCAGTATTAAAATTGTAAATTAAAAATCCACGGTCATGTTGTAAGTTTTTTGTATTCATGGTGTAATTCATTCATTACTTCTTGATGTTTTGCTTTAACTAAAGATTTGAATTCTTCAATTTTTTCTACCCACACAGGAGCTCCATTGAGATCTTCAACACAGCTTGACTCTGTCAATGCATTGATATATGCTACAAAATTTTTGTCAGCTGAAAACAAACCACCTTCATAGACAAAATGTCCAGCAGTTGCTAGACGTTGTTTTAATAAATTTATATCTCTTTTGGCTATAAAAATACGTTTGTTCATATGCTAGATTATAGCATACTTAAACCAACTTGTCTACTAAGATTGTGATTGTGAAACTTCAGCAGTTGTGATCGAACCAACTGCATCATTGTTCAAGAAATTTGTGTTTGGTTTAGCATATGCCCAGGCAAATTTTAAGTTTCCATCTACTTGGTCTGTGTTACTTGCACCATCGTCTGCCGCTACATCACTCAGTGTAACTTTTAAAGTAACCTGTTCGCCCACGTTGCCACGAGCATCACCATGTTCGCCATTTGCTTTGGCTTCAATTTGAACAAAGTTATCATCATAATAATCGTATGTTAATTGTCCACCAAACATTTTAAAAATTGTTGAATAACCAGTGCCTAAGTCATAGTATCCAGTTGACGTATTATTTGTAGCAGGAGTGGCGTTTCCACTTTCTGATGATGTATCTGCAAACATTTTAAACGTACCAAATCGTGTTTCTAACAGGTTTTCCCAGTCTTTAGTTTTTTCTCTATCTGTAAAACTTGCTAGTGTGCCTGCCCACTGAACGTAGCCACCTGCGTTAAAAAAATATCTTGCTTCGTCACCACCAGCAAATGTAATTTTCCATTCTTGCACAGTTGACGACGTCCATGAACCTGTGAAAGTTCTTGTGCCAGTGACGTCACTTGATACACTAAGGTTACCACTTGCCGCAGTTGTTCTTGCATTACCCAGTGTTGTGATATCAGCATCAATTGTTGATATAGCCGCAATAATATCACCTGTGGCTAATTGTCCCGAATCTGCTGTAGTGATGCCAGTCTCTTGATGATCAGCAATACTTCTCATTCTTGACAAAAGAGTATTCCATTGCGATGCTTGTACTGTGTCTCCTACATCCACAGTGTCAATAGTGTTGGATTGTCCATATCCATAGTTGCCTGTACCTTGGCCCCATATTTTGTTGATGTTGTTTGTGTTACTATTTGCAAATGCATTATAGTGATCATCTAAAATATTATCTCCAGTTTGATATGCCATCTAAAACTTTCCTACTGTTATTTCTACGTATTTAATTCCTTCATCATTGTTATCTTGCAATGAACGGCCTATTACACTATACACGTTTTCAGGTCTGCTGTCAATGGCTATTGCAACACCAGGCTCACTTGATGCAACAACATATTGTCCTTTTTTCACTGGCCCTACTAATTTAATTGGAGCACGCCCAGTCAATGCCACATAAGGATGAGTTTCGTCACTGCCCGCTCCAGCATTCATTTTGTAAGCTGGATTTTGAGAAACTACACCAAACACATCTGGATCCTGATTCTCAGTTGTTTTGGTAATTTCTTTATCGCCACCTATTTTAACCACATCGCCATATTCCATTGGCTCGTCTGCTTCATATCTCTCTGCCAAGTCCGCATACTGTGCCGTTGTTGCTGTAACACGCAAGGTTGCATAAGAATCAATGCCTATGTCACCATAAGTACCACCACTGTCACTAGTGTTAATCATTGCAAATTCATCAGCTGATTCGTCCCAAATAATTGCCACATTTGCACCACCTCTGTCAAACATCAAACCAATATCATTATCAGGCGATGAAGCACCTTGGTTCAGCACAATAAATGGATCAGCAATAGTTGTTTGGGTAGCTGTGATTGTTTGAGTGGTACCTAATACCACTAAATCTCCAGTAACAGTTAGATCGGTTGCCACTGTAACTTGACGATTTGAACCTGTAATTGTAAGTGCTGTGAGATCTGAACCACCATCATTAACATTGAATAAAATATCACCATCCTCAGTTACATTTTTGAGTGTGGTGTTGTTTCCAGATTGTGTAATTGTAAAGTCACCATCTGCACCTAATACCAATGATGTATCATTCTGTATTGTTAATGTACCAACTGATGTATCGTCCGCATTGGAACGCAAATAGTTAGCGGCCGCAATGCCACCAAGTGAATCTGAATCAGTTGCTGTGCCTTGGAACTTGTTGTCTGAAATATTTGTAGATAAAGTAACACCTTTTTTGATTTGACTGAATCCTGTTACTGTTGATGCCGGAGTAAAAGTTTCGTTTGATGCTATTGCTACCACAACATCTGATGTTGTAAATTGCACCACAGGTCTAAGTGTGCCACCAGTGTCAGTAAGGGTGGTTACTATGGCACCTGATTGTCCTTCGCCTGATGCCGCCGCTGGACCAATCAATACCCATGTTGTTCCATTGTAAGCATACAATTGGTTGTTTGTAGAATCAAACCAAATATCACCTTGCACAGCTGAAGCTGGCTGTGTTGGATTTACAATAGAGCCTGATACAGTTTTAAATGCACTGCCATCATAAACTTGTAGTTGTGATGCTGTGGTATTGTAAAATAGTTGCCCAGCAATAGCTTTAGTTGGTGCATTAGCTTCTGTATCAGCAAAATTTTCTAAAAGTTTTACTTGGTTTTCATTCAGCAGTTCGCCATAGCCTGCATAGTTTTTACCAATGAGTGCTAATTCTGTGGTGTTATCAACTGTACCATCTGAAATGGTTGTTAATACTGTTCCGTCTGTTTTGTTAATTGTAAATGCCATTATCCTGTACTCACTTTCACTGTGCCTGAATCATTGTAAAGTTGACCGGCATTGCCTGGATCAGATGTGGGTAAATTGGCCATCATGATCACTGTGCCAGTCACTGTCAAACCATCTTCCACTGTAACCTGAGTTGAATCATCTGAATTTATTGTTGCTACAGAAACGGTGGTAGCTGTAACATTACCTGTTACATTACCTGTTACATTACCTGTTACGTCTCCTGTTAAGTCACCTTCAACAGTGCCTGCCACCAATGTTTCAGTACCTATTGTCCATTTGTCAGCAGTTTCATCCCATAAAAAAGTTACATTGGTGCCTGTACCTCTTTCTACTTCTATACCTGAATTGCTTGATGGTGCTCCACTGACACCTGAATTGAGTGTTAAAATATTATCTTCAACTTGTACTGTTGATGTGTTAACTGTGGTTGTTGTTCCATCAACTTGTAGGTTACCATTCACTGTCAAATTGTTAACCGTTGCTGTGCCACTTGATGCTGTGAATGTACCTGACACTGTATGGTTACCTGACACAGTTAGATTATTAGCAATAGTGACTGATCCATCTGAACCTGTACAGGTCAGTGCCGCAGTGTTTACTCCGCCATCATTGACATTCAATTTTAAATCCCCATCTTGTGTTGCATTTCTTATTGTAAACGTTGCACCGTCTTGTGACATTGTAACATCACCATCTGCGCCTAATGTTAAAGAAGTATCAGCACTAATTGTTAGTGTGCCTGCCATGGTATCTGCTGTATCAGATCTCAAAAAGTTTGCCGCGGCAACACCACCTAAAGCATCGGAGTCTGTTGCTGTGCCTGTTAATTTTATACCTGTGATGTTTGTCGATAAAGTAACACCTGCTGAGATAGTGGCAAACCCAGCTATTGCAGTAGCTGGCGTAAATGTAACATTTGAAACGATGCCAACTGTTTCATTGTTTGATTTCAATCTTACAACTGGCCTTGATGCTCCAGTTGAATCTGTGATAGTGTCGGATACACCGCCTGTGGTGCTTGATGCTGTAGGGCCAACCAATAACCATGCAGATCCTGAGTAAACTTTTAATTGATCGTTAGCAGAATCATACCAAGTGTCGCCTTGCACACCTGATGCTGGAGCACTGGTTGAAATTATTGAACTTGCAATAGCTTTGAATACTGATCCGTTGTAAACTTGTACTTGTCCTAGAGTAGTATCGAAAAATAATTGGCCTTTAACCGGAGAAGCTGGTGCGTTTGCTGTTGTGTTTGAAAAATTTTCCAACAACTTTACAAAATTTTCATTTTGTGCTTCGCCGTATCCTGAATATTTTTTGCCAATTAGTGACAAATCCGTAGTGGTATCTACTGTGCCGTCTATTATGGTGGTTAGTACCGTACCGTCTGATTTGTTTATTGTGTAAGCCATATCTGTTCTACGCAATATTTATACTTTACACAAAGCACCCGAATCAGTATGGTGAATAGTTATTATAGATCTATAGCTTTTTTGGCAAATTCTTGAATATCTTCTTCGGAAACATAATCAAATGCATCAGAATCTTTGAAAGTTTGCTTTTTTTCTTTTCCAAGTTTAATAGTATCTGCGATATGCTCCATCATGGCTGTAAATTCTGGTGTATTAGGCATGTCACTTTTGTTGATCATGTCAATTATGATATTAAGTTGTTTGTGTATAGGATATTTAGATTCTATTGCAAATGCAGTTGCACCGTCAACACCTACTTCTGAATATCTTGGTTTTTCATCTAGTGATTTAAGTTTGCCTGTGTCATAGTCACCATCCCAAAATTCATTGATAGGATCAGTTTCAACTTCTTTGAATTTGAATTTTGTAAGGTCTAGGTTTGCAGTTGGAGTCTCATTAGGTAAAGCACCTATAAGCACGCCAGTTTTTGCATTGAACATCAGTGTTTTTTTGATTTTTTGCATAACAATACTTATTTATTCATATATTAGACACAGGGAATACTTGTTTGGCTCATTAGATCGAAGTTCAGTCACTTCATGATACAGTCCTATGTCCATGTTGAACAGTGCTCCTTTGCTTTCTTGTACCATTTGTGGCTGATCCTGCTCATTGTACCAACAAAAATGCGGATTACCATCTGTTAAAAAGATGAGTTTGAACTTCCAATATCCACCCTGTGCATCACAGTGTTTGACTAGGTAATCCCCAGGCTCGTATCTGTTAATGACCATTTGTGTGCAATGTTTTTTGTCATTAGGAATAGTTTTCCATATAGTTTCTATAGTGTCCTGTGACATGTCCTTGCTGTACCATGTGCTGAATCTACTGACAGGACCGTTAATTTTAGCCTTGTGTTGTGTGGCATCACCAGGATATCTTCTAGTAAACTTGCCAAACTGTTGTATGTGATGTATTATTTCGTCTACGTTAGAAACGTAGTTTGGAATTACTTCCGGTGAAAAATTAAGCACAGGATTAACCTCCTGAAGTGTAAGACCATGTACCGTTAGTTAATGTAAAAATTAAATCATTAGCTCTAGTTCTGTTCAAAGTAGTTGTGGTTGAAACAGAAGATGGATTGCCAATTGATCCAGACACTAATGAAGATGATGAAGTTGCTGTAAGTGTCAACGAAATAATTCTTGCTACTTTTCCGTTTGGAAAAGATGAAGACGGAGCCGCTGTTCCAAGTATAGTAGTAATATCTGAATTTGATAAACCTGTTGTGTCCAATTCAAAAACAAGATCAGTTCCTGCAATCGACTGCGACACATGATTTTTTATTGCAGTTTCACTTAGTATTGTTGCATCAGGTGATGAAGACTCTAATCTTCCATCATTTGAGAAGTTACTAATTGTTGCAACTGTTGATGAATCATCGTTCGCATCCGATGACATCACAATAGAACCGCAAGTTAGTGTGCTGGATCCAATGTGTATGTCGCCAAAGCCTGAATTGATTGAACCTGAATTTAAAACTCCTACTGATGTCAATGATGAACTTACCACTGACGATCCTAATGTTGTTGCATTCAACACACTGGTGCCAGCAACATCATAGCCTTTGCCTGTAGCAACTGATAACCCTGAAGATGATCTAAATGGTCCTCCATCACCTTGTATAAAAAATGTAACATTGTTTGGTGATGATGATCCTCTGATATCTAATCCTGACTGATCATTTGAATCAGCTGGAGAGTCGTTGTTTAATACTAAAGTGTTGTCTTCAAATGTGGAAGAAGAACCTGTTGTTGTTAAACTACCATCAACTTGCAGGTCACCATATACTCTTACGTTTGCTAAGTCTGTCACTTCTAGTGCTGTTGTCACTGTTGATGCTTTGTTAATTCTAAATAAAATTGCCTCATCGGCATTGTTTTGCGTGATTACTAAATTGTTTGAACTGATAGACAGAGTTGCATCACTGTCCTCACCAATGGTTAATCCTGTATCATTTAAAACACCAAATGTTCCTGATGTGGTTTGATTTTGATCATTTACCAAATATACAGACTGTGGTCTACCACCAAGTTCTAAAGCATTTTGAGCCGTGCCATGCAATCTAAACGTTGTTGAATCGCCTGCTTCGTAAAATGTAAGTCCAGCGTTAATTGTTGCTGAGCCAAATCCTGATGGTACTGCCGAAAGTGCTCTTTGAGTTGCAGTCAATATTGCTACTCTGGTTCCATCCTGATACAATGAAACAACATTTGCCGTTCCACCGCCGGATAGACTTTCTTCATCAACTAACCAACCTGATTTACCGTCACCTGTCTTATAAATTGGGCCAATCAAATCAAATGCTGATCCGTCATACATGTAAAGTTGATCATTAGTGGTATCGTTCCATAAAGTACCGGAACTTAGGCTAGTTGTTGGCGCAGTTCCAGAGCTTCTTACTCCTACTGCATTAAAATTTGACCCATCGTACACGTTTAGTTGTGATGCTGATGAATCGAACCATAGTTCACCTTTAATAGGAGACGATGGAGCTGTTGATGATGCTGAATTCTCTAATAATTTTATTAAATTTTCATTGAATGGTTCACCATATGATTGATAGTTTCTACCAATCAAACTGACTGATGTTGTATTATCTAGTACACCATCTTCTACTGTTGCAACTATTGTTCCGTCTGTTTTATTAATTGTGTATGCCATGTGCTGTATTTACCGCCTTTTATACATCAACAAAGTTAGTTAAACTTTGTATCCTTATTGTGTAATCAATCTGTATAAGCCTGTTTAACGATTTTTGTACAGGGTGAAAAATTACATGTGTTAATAGGTTTCCGGAACCTGCTGTGCCTTCCCATGAAAATAAACCAATTTCATCAAATACATAAGTGTCATTGACTGTTGTGGTGTTGTCAAATGCTGATTGCCCAGCTGGCTCACCAAAATCTAGCAAGCAAGAAACAATCATATCAGAATATGTTGTGCCACTAGTGTGTGCTATTGTAATTTTGTTTCTTGTTGTGTCAGTGTTAAGTGATGATTGATCGTTAATACTTTTAAAATATGTGCGATTGTACAAATTAGCATTATCACCTGAGCTGTTTGGTGTTAAGTATGTGATAATACCAGTTGCATCTACAGATGTACCACCATTGCCAAAGTGCATTTCTTCAACATATCCTGTGGTTTTGTTGGCCATAGAATTTGCTAAAGATTTTGAAAAGTTTTCGTAGTGTATTGCATTGTGTTTATCAACGTACACTTCTTGTGTTTCTGGGTCAAATATCTTTATATGCCCTTGAATATCAAGACCCTGATTCTCGTCAGGTGTTTTAATGATTTTGTCGTCTTTTGACTGTGCTGTGGAATCTGTCATTTGCATTATTTATAACAACAAAAAAACGCATGCATGGGAAAGGTGGCAATAAATAACATTACATGACAACTCAAGTACAGTTTAGACGAGGCACCACTTCTGCACACAGCAGTTTCACCGGTGCCGTAGGTGAAGTTACAGTAGATACTGATTTAAAAACATTAAAAGTACATGACGGTAGCACAACTGGCGGTGTTAGAATTGCAAAATACTCAGATATTGCCGCTCATACCCATACATTTTCAGACGAAAGCTCTACATCATTAACAGTAACACCAGGCACAACTGATGTTAAACTGGTTGGATCTGGTGGTATATCCTTTACAATTACTGGTGACACAATCACAGGATCACTAGCCTCAGATATCAATGCTGATTCTATTGCTTCAGCCAATTCCACAGGTGTGCTTATCAACGATAACTTAATACTTGCTGGTAACATACAAACTCAAGGGTCAAGTGAAGTTGTTGTAGAAAACGGCATCACAGTAGCTGGCAATATTTCTGCAGAAACACTAGACATTAACACAATTTCATCAAATGATTCAACAGAAGTAGTGATAGACGATGGCTTTAGAGTCACCGGCACTGCAAATATTCCTACACTAGAAACAAATCAATTATCTTCAGGGGATTCAACTGCAATACAGCTGAATGATTCAGTGAACATCAGTGGCAATGCTACGCTAACAGACTTGAGTGCAAGTGGCACAGGATCTTTTGCAGACACACTGACTGCCGCAACTATTGTGTCCAACACAATATCATCCAGTGATTCCACAGCAGTTACCATTGATGACGGCTTACAAGTAAACGGAAATTTTGGTTTCAACGAAGGCATTGTTGTTTCAACAATAGTTGATGAAGACGACATGTCATCAGACAGTGCAACAGCACTTGCTTCACAACAATCAATTAAAAAATATGTCGATGATCAAAACACAGCCACAGCATTAGGACAAAGTTTAAAAATATCAGGCGATGATTCAACTAATGTTGATTTAATTTTTGCAAAAGACACACCAGCAACACTGCACTTCGAAGGTGGCACTTCAATTACAACATCAACAACATCAGCTGGTAACGTAAAAATAAGTTTAGCAGAACAATTATCAGTTACATCAATCACAAGTGCAGACTCAACAGAAATCACAATAGACAGATTGAGAACACAGGCACTCATTGGAGATGGCTCTACAGCTATACAAGTAGAAGATGCAATGAATATCAGTGGTGCTCTCAACACTGAAACATCATTGGAAATTAACAATTCAGTCGTTGTAGTAGGTATTCTTGATGAAGATGATATGACATCAGATTCAGGCGTGCATCTAGTAACACAACAATCAGTCAAAGCATATGTGGATGCCAATTCAGGTGCAACACCACAAATGGTACTGTCAGGCGATGACTCAGTTGGTGTCCAATTCAACGTTGACACAAACTCACCATTACAGTTTTCCGGCGGCAACAGTTTATCAACAAGCACCACTTCAACAAGAACTTTGACAGTGAGCATGGATGCTGATATCACAGTCAACTCAGTATCATCATTGGATTCGACTGAAGTTGAAATATTAAACATCAGAACTGACACACTGGTTGCACACGATTCTGCACAAATCACAGTAAGGGATAACCTGAATGTGATGGGTGCATTACTGGCTGACTCATTAACGGTAAATGACATATCATCCAGTGATTCCACAGCAATTCAGGTAGCAGACAACGTGAATATTTCAGGTGCATTGAATGCCGAAACATCATTAGAAGTTGGCAATTCAGTTGTAGTAACAGGAATATTAGATGAGGATGACATGTCATCAGATTCAGCTGTTAAATTAGCAACACAACAATCAATCAAAGCATATGTTGACACAGAAGTTGGGGCACTATCTTCCGTACTAGAAATTGTAGGTGATGACTCAACCAAAATGGAAGTTGTGGTTGGTACAAATACGCTACAAGTATCTGGTGGTAACTCAATTACAACTGACACATCCAGTACGCAAGTTTTAACAGTTGCTTTAGATGCCAATATTACTGTAGATTCAATTGAATCACAATCATCATCAGAAGTAGAAATACTGAACATCAGAACTGATACGTTGGTAGCACATGATTCAACACAAATTACAGTGCGTGATGCAATGCGAGTAACAGGAACAATCACAGGTACTGTTACTGCGGCACAATATGCGGATTTGGCGGAAAGATATGTTGCAGATATTCTGTACCATCCTGGTCACGTAATGGTGTTTGGCGGTGATAATGAAATTACACAATCTACTGTGTCACATGATTCAAAAATTGCAGGCGTGGTATCCACACAACCTGGATTTATCATGAACAATGAATTAGAAAACAGCACAGAACTTGCACTCACTGGACGTGTGCCATGCAAAGTAATTGGACCAATTGCAAAAGGTGATTTAGTTACATCATCAGACATACCAGGTGTTGCATGTAAAGTTGATCCAACAAAATATACACCAGGGTGTGTTATTGGCAAAGCCTTAGAAAATTATGATTCAACTACTCAAGGCGTGATTGAAGTAGTAGTTGGTCGACTATAATCTTATAAATTAAACAAAGTTAAATCAGTTGGTGCATCTTGCAAGAACTGTACTGGTTGAGACAATGATTTCTGCAGTCCTTCTCCTGTAGTTGGGAAAGTTGTTGCATCTGCTGTTGGATTGGTTGTGTCAACTGTGTGTACATCACTGTCCGCACTGATGAATTGTGAACTTCTGTTGAGCCACATTTCGCCATGCTTGGTTGTAATTCTAATTTTGATGCCTGAAGCTGGTGCCGTATCAAATGTAATTGTTCTTGCTGAGTCAACACCCAGTGTAAATGCAGTTGTTTTTTCTCCACCCAACAACACAACTACTTCATCCTTCGATGTAACAGGAGGCATTACTCTAGTGACTGTCGAGCTGTCTTGTTCTACCACTGTAAATTCAACAGGATCAATTTGATAAGTCACTGTTGACCCATCACCTGTGCGTTCTGTTGTGGTTTCAACATCGTCATATGGTATCTTTTGATTCATGGATGCGTCAACCACAGTGGCATGCATGCTGTGATCTTGTACACCAGTACCAAGTGTACCTCTAAACAAGTTAGACAGTATGTTACCTTCTTTGGTAAAGTATCCTATCCTTTCACTGCCGATAGATATGATGCCAGGCACGTTAGCTGTGGTGGATGGTGTAGGTAAAACACTGCCATCAACCACTTGTATTGTTGTGGAATCCACTGAAACATCTTTGGCCAGTGTAGTTGCATGATTAACACTCATTCTTCTATAATGATATCTGTTGAGTATGTCTTTGAATATTCTATAACCTATAGCTGGTTCACTTGATGCCGCTGTAATGTATGAAATAACAACAGAATCTGTTAGCGTAAGATTACGTCTAGGAATTGTGACAGTTTTGCCTGATAAAATGTAATCAACATTGCTAGTAAGATATTGTTTGTTTACACTTACAAACACATAGTCACCATTTACTGGCGTTTGATGTAATTCATATTTTCTTTCAGAAATATCTGCAATAGAAAATGCACTTGTACCAACAGCCCCAAAATCAATAGCAACTGCATCTGCAGGGCTAAGTGAGCCATAATCTCTAGTGGCTGTATGTGCATCTGTTACATCTCCATATCCCTCTCCTAACACATTCAACGCCCCAGTGGAGCCTAAGAATGTTTCTGTTCTCATGCCCATTTTATCATGATTAGTAAATGTTGTCACTACAACTTTGTCATTGTTAATAGTAGACCCATCTGAAAATCCTGATTGTAAAGATAATATTCCATTTTCATCTATCTCATAGTCATGCCCTAATTTTAAAACTATAGCAATACTATCTGTTGAGAATGGTGCACTTGCAAACAACACGCCTTTTTCTCCAGTGCCATCTACACTGATTGTATATTCAGCTGTGTCAACTCTGTTGCCGTTTCTCCAAACTTCAACATTTGTGATATCTGCAAAATCGTTTGAAATTGGTTCATCAGGTATGATGAACAACGTAGACGTGCCATCCCCTTGATGGAATCTAATCTGTGGTGGAGCCAATCTATATCTGTTTGTATCAGTCGACCCTGCAACACCTTCTACAATAGCTTTATGATGATATGGTCCCACTGCTGAAGGAAGTTCAGTAAGTTGAATATTCAAAATACCTGTGCCAAGTCCACTGCTATCTTCAAATGTAACTAATCTTTCTGCGTCTGCTCTAACACCGGCATTGTCTGCGGTCAGTACCGAAGTTGATGCTAACGCTGGTTGCTCAGATGCAAAACTAATAACTGTGGATGAATCATCATCCATCCTTGAGTATGTGGTGGACACAACTTCTGAAAATGCTTTTTCACTTGAATCAAGATCAAACAAATATATGCTGATTGATGCGTTGTCAATCGGCGCAGTTGGAAACACTACATTAGTTGAAGCTGAATCTGTACCCGGAGTAAGGGTAACTCCTACTTTTTGTCCATTTGATAAAACATAGTGTTGTTTAATAGTGTCAAAAGAAACAGGCACGTTAAATGATACTGTGGACCCATCTCCAGTTTTGCTGAATTCAGCAATCAAATTGTCCACTGAAACTTTTATCACCACTATTGATATCACCGACATGTCTAGCGGCGCTGTGCTAAAAGTAATTGTGCTGTTTGCATAATCAATTGAGTAATCTGCACCATTGGCTCTGAATTGATTGTTAACAAATACTCTTACGCCATGTTGTTCTCTTGGCGACGGTATTGAAAATACAGTGGTGCTCCCGTCTCCAGTGTGATTACGCCTTTGTATCACAGAAGCACCATCTGATGGCTGTGTATAAACTTTGATATCAACTGTATCATATACACCACCTGGTACAACCTCTTCTGGAGCATTTGCAGAATATTCAGAAATGAAAGCATCACCAACCACATTGATATCTTCTGCTCGTTGCCCCAGTTGAGTTGTAAACGTTTTAGAATCTAGCAACTGATCAAAGTTAGTAATGTCTGCAACATTACTAGCATCAGTAACTTCTTCTAAATCGTATTCTGTATTATCATAAGATGCAACATCATATGTAGCACCAGTCGAAAATCCGTCTGACAAAACACGTACGCCTTTGTATTCTAAGCCTGTCATTAATTGTGCATAAGCATTATAACTTGTTGAGCCATCTCCTATCAGCCCTGCCATGCCCACGCCAGGATCATAATATGCATGTATCCTATCAGTGGCTGACCATTTTACAAGTGGAGCAAGTGAACTAACTGAAGAAGAATCTTCAAGCAATACGTTGTCATCAAAGGTGTTTCCTGAAGTGAATGTAGCTTCTACATAATATATTTCATTTCCATTTCTTATGTTGGATCCTGCTGTGTATTGTGTGAATGCTGTCCAATCAGTAATAGTGTTAGTGCTTGTTTGTCTCAAACTGTTAATTCTATCAAACTTAATTGCTGTGTCTAATGATCTAATTTTATTATTGGTCAACTGTGCATATGCTGTTGCCGGCGTAGTAACTGATGCACCTCCGCCTCCTGTTATTGTAACTGTAGGTGTAGATGTGTAACCTGATCCTGCATTGGTAACTCTAATACTTGTGATTTTGCCATTACCTAAAAGTGCTGTTGCAGTTGCTCCTGACCCGCCACCGCCTGTTATTGTAACTACAGGCACAGTGGTATAACCTTGTCCTGCGTTAGTAACAATTATCGAACCAATGTTGTATTTGTAATTGTCTGAATACTGTTTCCAAGGATTGTCATTATACACTTTAAAATATGTCGAATCATCTGCAAATGTCCTTGGATTTACATAACTTTTTGCATCAAAATCATAATAAGTTTTATTATCAAAATCTGTTACATCGCCTGCAAAACTTTCTAAATTTTGATAAACTGTGTTTTCTTCCCTGATGCTAGTGCTGAAAGGTAACACTTCTTCTAAAAATTCACGCACAGCATCCGAAGTTTCAATTTGATACTCTGGTAATTGACTTAGTGTTGAGAAAGTATTAGTAACTTTTACAAATGAAGACTTGAATGCCCAATCAATATCTTTGTTTTGTAATTGTGCCAACCTTATACCTAAGAAAAATACATCATTGTATTTTAAAGTGTCATCACCAGCCACTGTATCACGTACCCATTCCAAAATATATCTTAGTTCTACACTTGCTTGCTGATCATACGCATTATAATCATAAGCATCGCCACCAAACCCTAAATTTGATCCAGTAAAATCATACAAAGCAGTGTCTAATTCAACTGTGCCTTTTCCTATACCGATAATTTCCCAGTCATTAAATGTTTTAATGTATACACGGAAATTTCCATCATATGATGTTTGCACTTTAACAATGGTGCCTGTGTCATACTCAGTTGATTTTCTTGTTTTTTCATCGGCAACAATATAAGTCGGAGTAAGAGTTTCGTCATAACCGTCTGCATACCAATCTGCTAAAGCCCAATACTTGGTAGTGTCATAGCTTTGACTCTTTGTGCCATCCCAAGTACTACCGTTCCATGTATAAATTCTCCAGTTGTCCTGTGCATTAACATCTGTTTCAACAAGAACTTTGTATCCCGACGATATTGTACTGGTATTCAAAAAGCCTAAGTCAGTAAATGTATCTACTGTGATGTCATATTCATTAAGTTTTGCATTTGGAATAGGGTCGACTAAGCTAAGGCGATCCAAATTGTACAGTGTTGCATATGGCTTATTAGCTAACTTATCATTGATAAATTGAGTCAATGCTTGAACAACCTCAACTGTATTTGTATACCATGACTGTCTAGGTCGATTCAAATTACCATATCTCATTTTTACTGGTAAACTGGTATCTGGAACTTTTTTACCCATCAAATCACGCCCTACAATCGAATCATGAAATTTTGTTGACAACGATGACGGAATGTTAGAATTAGTATCACCTTTTGCAACCAACACATGTTCAGTGTGCAAATTCAATTGATTGTCGTCTGTGGTTGTTTCAAAATGTAAAATAAAATCATCTTCATTAAGTAAAGATTTTCTTAAATTGATTAACAAAGCATTAGTGCCAATTATAGCCGCAAAGTTTTCTGTAAAGTTTTTTGGATCTTCTATTGCGTTTGCCATTTGGACAGCTGTCATTGTTCTAAAACTAACAGCAGGCAACACTGTTGGATTTGTTACCCAATAATAATATTTGTCTACAAAAACATTTTTGTTATCATCATAAGTTGCTTTTTGAATGAAGGTTGTGTCAGCTCTGCCAGTTATGCCTCTAGCCACTCCATCTGTGCTGGACGCCTGTGCATTCCAATCTGCAGGAGTAAGATCACTTTCAGTCCATTCTGACATTTCCACTATAGAGCCAGGATGCAATTTCCCCCAATTAGTGTATTTGTATGATAAATCATCTTGCTCGTACCATTGAAATTTAATTTTGCTTGTATCAAACCAAATTTGACCAACCTGCTTGTGATCCCAGTCGTCTGAGTCTGGTCTATATGGTGTTTTGTATGATATATTTTTTTCTACTTCAGAAAACAGTCTGCCTTTTGCTGGATCAATAAATTCAAATCCAGTAAGTTGCTGTTTGGTATAATCATCATACCCAAACAGTTTTTTCACATTCTTTATGTCTATTAAATTTGGTTGAGTCGATACTGTGTTCCAAATTTTGTCGTTTGTTGATTTTTCAAATTTGTATACTGCACCACCATTAGTGGCTGTAACATCACTTTGAGGTGCACCAACGTAAATGAAATTGCCACTGATAGCAAGACCATTACCAAACTGATCTGCATCACTCAATAATGATCCACCTAATGCTATAGTTTGATCAAATATAAATGCTTGATCATATTTGCTAAACACTTGCACACTTCCTGTATCAGCAATAAGATCTTTAAATGCTGTTGCTTGGTCATCAAATGTTGTGCCAGCAAGTACAGTTGAACTATCATCTGCTAACGTATCAAACGTAGTAGCACGTTTGTTGTCGCCTTTGAGAGCATACACTGCCATAGTATCATTTCTCAATGTAATATTAGTACCAAATCCAGTGCTTGTATTTGTATCTAACTCTTTTATTTTTTTGTGTGGCTTGTACTGTTGAATAGTAAGTGTTTTGCCTGCTTCTGGTATTGTGCTTAACACCACAGTGTTGGATGATCCATCCAACGTATAATTTGGTGTTGTTGAATCATTTGCAGACGGATAATAAACCACAGTGCCATCGCTTACATATAATTCCGTTCCGTCTTGTAAAATATCAAAACTTGCTGTGAAGGAACTTGTAGAACCATCTGTGTTGTGTGTCGACGTGTTGTTGATAAAGTGTGTTACAGCACCTACTAAATTTTCATTTGGTGCACCTACCATTACATCTGTACCATCTTCACTGATTGCCACACTTGAACCAAACTGTGCATCTGCATACACTATACCACTAGTCAAAGATTCGTTTTCTATAAAGTAGCCATTGTGTAGTCTGAACACATATACTTTACCAGCAGTTGCAGTTGTTGAATCAGTGTGTTCAGGAGCTCCTACAACAATAGTTTTGCCATCTCCTGATATTGACAATGCTTCTCCATATTTTTCTCCAATTTCTCTATTGTTGGGTGTCAATGTTTGCCATAGTGTGTAAATTGCAGAAGATCCATCTGCTTCGTACTTGTAAACATACACTGTTCCTTGATTTTGCAGAGATGAATCATTTGGTCCGCTTGATGCACCAATGACTAAAAATGTTCCGTCATCACTTGTAGCAATGGCTGAACCAAATTTTTCTCCTGGTCCTACATCTGGTGCTGTAATTATTTGGGTCAGTCCAAACTGGAATGATGCATCTGCTTTGATTACGTGAACAACTCCTTGATTGACACCGTTGGCTCCTTGTACCTTTGTAACTGTGACTAGTGAACTTGAATCAGCAGTGCCAAGAAGTTCACCACCTACAAAGTCAGCTGTGCTTGTCATCTTAACGTAAATTATATCATCATTAGGATCATTGTATAACACAGTGCCTGTGGCAGATGACGTGCCTCCAGATAATACTGTGGTCCTAGGAAAGTTTTCTGCTGTTGCTGATACAGTTAATTTAACAACATCACTTGTAAACGGAGAACCAACAAATACTCGTAGCCCATCTTTGGTCATTGCCACGGCTGAACCAAATTGGTCATCATCAGCATCATTGTTTTGGGTAGCACTTATAGTATTTCTTAGTGCAAACGAGTCTGCAGTGTTTGATCTTCTGTATACATGCAAATCATTGGCACCTGGTGCACCAACAGCCAATGTCAACCCATCCGACGACACTGCTAACTTCTTACCAAACTCTCCGGATGCTGTGATTACTTTATCAAAAACACTATCTGGTTTATATGTGTACGCATTTGGAAGTGTTGACTTTTGATATATTTTCCATAAGCCTTCATTTGTTGTGTAATCATTATCAACATACACAACGTCTCCAAATTGCCAACGCTTGACTGGCTCAATTGTATCAAGGTCATCAAAGTCATTCACTCTCACAGTTTTAAACACACCTAATAAACCTTGGCTTGTTGTACTGTCAGGTGTACCTATGAATGGCACTGTAAATTTAATATTCGAATCTGTGCTGTCTACAGTTGGCTGTATTTTGTAGATGCCGTCAGCCAACGAACTAAAGCCATACACTCCAATTACATCGCCTTCAACTAAACCATGCGGTGATGATGTAGTGAATTGCAATTTGTTATCAAAATGTTCGTAGTCTGTGATATCAAGTTTAAGAGTGTTGAATCTTTTTACATCCCAATCTCCAGTGGCTGTGTTTGCAATCCAAACTCTGTACCCTTCTTTTAACACGCCTGGATCTATGTTTAACAATTCATCTTCAGACCAAACACTTGCGTCTACTGTGTTGGGCTGTACATATCCTGCCATTGGATATTGAAATATAGCACTTGGATACTGCCCAGTAGTGCTATAGGTAATTGTGTCGAATATATCAGTTGAAAAATCAGTTGGGCTTTTTAACAGTTCCGATGATGCTACGTTAATAATTTGCTGAGTGTCATCTTCTATGCCATCAGTGATCTCATATATCTGTCTACTTTCTTTGTGTTTACTTTCAGATAAAGCAAATTCATATTCCTTTGATGTACGATGACCGCCATATTCGCCTACTCTAAATGCATATTCTTCAAATATATCATAGGTGTTTGTTTGTAATTTTTGTGGGTTACTTTTAAACCTTAAAATAGGACTAGCTGTACCTTTGTCACGTATCATACCTTGATAAAACTTGTATTGTGTAAGTTCATCAATACCCAAATCATCAAAATAAGATCTACGCTGATACCCAATTAAATGTTGTGCAAATCGTTGTTGATCTGCATTAAAATTGTCACTGTCTAAGTCGTAAAAATCTCTAAATGACTCTGCTTTGGCATCCCAGTTTGGCAATAAATCATATCCTGGTGCTTCTTCCTTTACTCTATAATTTTTGCCATCAAAAGTTGTACCTGCATTATGATTTTTAATGACTGCATATATTTTGTTTTGATGTCTAACTATGTTGCCAATTTTATAATCCGTATTCACAGTCCATTCAAAAACTTCAGCTCGGTCAAGTATACTACCAGGCGTATAAATGTCTCCATTCCAGCCTGCTGTTCTAAAGCCAACCAGTTTCACACGATCTTGTCTATTTCCAATGATAGGATCATACACTATGTCAGCAAATGCTGTTTTATTGTCTAACAATAACAAATGCTCTTTTTGGACAGCACGAATATCTGCATTGTAAATGCCATTTTCATTTGGATCTGTGTTGATTACAAATTCACCGTCTAATCTATTAGTGGATAAAGTTTTTGGCGAAATAGGAAGTCCATCTTGCTGTAGCACAGTGTAATATTCGTCATAATTGGTTAGATCGTCACCTACTGTGTTGTCTCTCACAAAGCGTAAACTTGTAGATGCAGGTGATAGTGTCACTACTGACCCAACTGCCCAATTTTGAGTTGTCCAAAACAAAAATTCTTTAGTAGACAAATCCCAGTTTAGTGGTTGGCTAAGTTCTTTACTGAAATCATCAAACACAAATCCTTGCCTTCTAAGAAATTCTGCATATCCATACAAGAAATCAGCAACATCTTGTTTAGTTTTTAGTGTTGATCCATATGTGAGTTTTTGTGCGTTTTGCAAATACTGTTTGTATTTCCTAACTCTTACACCACCTTGTAATGGTAACACCTGCCCTATTGTTGTCCAGTCAGTTTCATCAAATGTTTGTCCACTTGTTAAATTTTTACTTGCTCTGTAAAATGTACTGCCATTTTTAACAATGTATCCTTTTGCATAGAATCCACCTGCCTGCCAAATAGTAAAGTTTTCTGTAACTGCTCCTACTATAATGTCTACAAAATCTGTATCACTTTTTTTAACAGGATAGTAATTAAAAGTCCTGTCAAAGTTTGAGTATCCACTTACTTTGAATCCATCAGTAATTTTTTCTACAATCACACCTGAGTAGTTTGCAGTAACCACAGGAGCAGATGTGTGAACTAACAAATCATAATTTTCTTTAGGTGTAAACACACTCCTATTTTGGGATGTAGGTGATACAGCGCCTATCATCACTTGCAAATTATCTTTATTGCTAAAGCCAGCCAATTTATAACTCATCTGCACATCTAAATTATCTAGTCTATTAGCAATGTATGTGTCAGCTGAGTAACCTAAACTTTTGGCATAATCAAATACAGTGTTTATAAATCCTGCAGTCAAAGTTGTACCTGATGGTAAAAACAAATCTGATGGCGATGTTCTATAAGTGTTATTGTAAACTACTTGTCCTGTTGCATTGATGCTGTATCGCGAATAATCAAAATATAGACCTGCATATTTGGCTGGCTTTAATAAAAATTTAGACACTTGCTCTGCAAATCTAAAACCTGAAGATCTTCTCCATGCCGTTTCTGCCGGGCCTTGATCACCAAATGCAAAGTTTTCTTGTTGATTGCCTTGTGTTACTGTGCTTGGTCCAACTATCCCAGCATTGGTAGGTGGTGCTATGCCTCCAGAAGTAGTAACAGGAATTAAATCAATTATGTCCGGGCTTCTTTTGTACCTAGTGTAGTATCCTTTTCTGTCCCCACCAGCAACAAAACCGTCTGCCATGTCTTTCCATAAAATTGTGTTACCTTTAGTGTAAGGTGCTGGTCCATAAACTGCATCCCAGTAGTCTGGTTTTACACTGAAGCCAACCATTTCCCACGGTGCAAAATGTGGCTGGTCTGTATCAAACCATTGTTTATAAATGTTTCTCCAATAGCCTTGCAACAGTGAACCGTCAATAGAATTTACATACTTGCTATAGTTGAATGTAAAATCATTGCCAGAATCATATGTAGAATTTGTTGTGTAATCAACAGCATTAGCACCAGTCCAATAATAAAAATCACGTGAAAAAGTTTTGTTGATTTCGTTTATGGTGTACTCATTATCTCTAAAATAGCCATAATCAGCATTACACAAATTTGGATTGTATTTTACTTTGATATTGTTGTATATTCTTTTTTCAAATTCTAACAATAGATTGTCTCTAAAATCGCCGTAGGCTATTGTGATACTACCATCATGCCCTCTTACTACTTCAACACCTACAACTGACGAATCATCTGATTGATAAGTTTTATCAAAGAACTTTAATGGTTCATATGCTGGCGCTAATCCTAACTTGGCAGGTGTTGCTGGAACATAAGATCCTTTAGTAGAATTGTGTTCTACAACTTTAAGTACATCATCTACTGCAATAGTGCTGAAGATTTCTATTCCTATTTGGTTGGATGAATCTTCAGCTTTTGTGAATCCATAATCTTTGCCATGTATTAGTTGAACATTATTCAAATACACATACACAGCTTTGGTGCTAAGAGTCACCAAATCAAAAGCATTTGTGATTGGATAATATACCACTGACGGGTCAACCACTGTGTAACTTAATGTATTGTGATCATCTCCATGAGCCAACATGTCAGTATCATAAAACGCCATAGATGAACTTTTGTTTTTATTGATTTGTCTTATTACTGTGTCTAAATTAGCATCATCAAACCCGTCCAATGATAAGCCTTTTGTTTGATCAATTATGCCACGTTTAAACTTTTCATATTCCCTTGCAGAAAATCTCATTGCTTTTGGCAAATTCATAACCGAGTCTTTCAAAAATACAGATGCCAAAGGATGTGAACCAGAATGTTGCATAATTATGGATCCGTACTCAAGTACAAATGGGATATCACGTGACGTGTTATCACCAACTGCTATTCCAGTAAAGTTGTCTACTTCTTCTGTTGCAGAGGAATAATGTTTGGTGAAATCTCCAAGTGTTAATGTAGTTAGATTTTGATTCAGTGGATTGCGTTGTGCGGACAAAGGCACTTCAAAATGTCCTTGGCCGGATGGTGTACCAGTTGTAGAATGGGCTTTCACCGTGACTATGTCATTGACTGCACTTGCTGTTGATAGTCTGATATAGACATTGCTATTTTTAATAATTTTAGTCCAAGCTGTGGTATGCACACCATTCACTAACACTGCAATGTTCAAGTCTGTCAGTACATCTGCATTCAAATAATGATCAACTATAAAATGTGTTTCATCTTCAATTGCTGTGTAAGTTTTTACAACTTTTTGTGGAGATGCTATTTGATTTTTCCTCCAGTTGTTAATGTGCAGATGCTCAAAGTCACCTTTTCTTTCTCTGTGAAAGTGGAACTGTCTTGCGGCAGTTGTAACAATTTCATTGTTTGCAACATAGGTAAATGTGCTTGAATTCAGTGTGTCATTTATTTGTAAGTCGTTGATTAAACCAACACGTTGATAAAGAACATTTGTTCCGTACACTGTATCTGGCGTGCCTTGATCTGATGTTGCTATTTCAAACCCAGTTGTGCCTTCAAAACTAGAAGAAACGTAAGTGTCATTATCTGCAATACTCACATGGTCTGCATCAAATAAGTCAAACAAAGGCTTTTGCTGAACTTTAGTTTTTTGTTGTGATTCTGTCCAGGTGCTGTCTTTTGTATATTGAAACGTTTTGCCTTTATTACTTGAGCCACGTTTTGCCACAATAGATTGTCCTGCAGGCACTGTGGTTGAATCATCCACTAAATGTATCACAACACTGGCAGATATTGTAGTAAAACTAACTGTGAAAATTTTATCTTTTACATCTGGGTCTTTAGTGAAAACAATTTTATCTCCATTGCGTAGCTTAGTGCCATCCAATGTTGCACCTGTTTGTCCTTGGATATCGCTCAATGCATCTGTGGTGGCTGTGTCTATAACATCTACTACAGTACCTATGGTGCCATGATTGTACAGTGCTAAACCACTTACAAATTCAACAATTGGTCTTTTTGCACGAGCGTTTTCAGATGTGATTGTAATTGTGTTATTCAATTCATCAGCTTTGTCAATTACCGATTTGTGTACCCACCTGTTTGATCTTGACCATGCATTGAGATCTGGACTGGCTCTATTGATGGTCCAATAATCTTGTTTTAAAACTAAACCTGTTGAATTATCAAAACCAGTAACATCAAATCCTTCTGTGCCATCTTCGTCCCAAATTGCGCCTTGTTCACTGGAAAATCCTTCTGGCACTACTAAATCTTCATTAGCAATCAAAGAAATATGTTCCCCAACTTCTTCAACAAAATATGTTCTGTTTGCATACACAGATGTAACATCAGATTGTAATGTAATTCTCATAGAATTAGACAATGTCAATCCTTTGTAATCAGTAAACGCAACAACTCCAATTAAATTTTCTTCTGGATCAAATTTTTCATCAGCAAGATCTTTGATTATTATTTTACCAACCATGTTTACATGATTTTCACATTGATACCAAAGCACAGTATCTTGTGTTGTTGATGAATCTGCCGCCGGTACATGCAGTGTTACAACACCTTTATCTGTGCCACTGTTGCTTACATATACAGAATCAAATAAATCATCACCGCCAGTGCCTGGCTGTGTTTTTATATGGAATGGATGACCTTGTGCATCTATGTTAAAATTATAATCATTTCCTTTGTACACAATAATATCAGGATTACCATCTGCTTTGTGTCCAAATTTGTATGCACCAAATCCATCATTTGTAACACTGAAAGTTACAGTAGCACCAGGAGTTCCTGGGTGCAAAGGAATTGTGCTTACACCAGCTGGTAACCAGTAATATTGCCTATAGTTTACAAACTTGTCTGCGTCTATTGGTGGTGCATAAGAATAACTTTCTTGTTCAAACAATCTATCATGTTTTGATTTTGTGCCACCTTCTGCATCTAGCAAATTAACAAAGTCAATGTACTGCGATGCAAAATCAACGTTTTCTCCGTTGGACTTGTATGTCACTGTTGGTTCTAATTGATAATTGTTTCGGTCAGCAGTAGCTTCTTCTATAAACACATCACTTGATTTGTATGATGGTGCAGTTTTTATTCCTGCATATCCGGAAAGTTTTTCTAATTGTGTAGGTTCAATTAGTTGGTCAATAGTTGATGATAAAAACTTTTTGTTTTTTTCAGTTTGAAAAACTTGTGGAAGTAAATTTACTGACTTACGGGTAGATTTTGCCATTAGTAATAACCTCCACTGCTACTACTAGAACTGCTGGAGCTTGAGCTGGAGCTGGAACTTGTACTAGAACTTGTGCTAGTGTTACTTGTACTAGACACAGTTGCAACAGTGGATGTTGTACTTGTTGGTGTTGCTGATGTCACTACTGTGCCTGTAGATTTAAGTTTGTCAGCTGATACCGAAGATATAATTTCTATATTATCTACTGTAGCAGACGAAATTAATATTTCATTGTCTTCTGAATTAATCTGAAACAAAGAACCAAAAGCATTAGTAGATTGTGCAGGAACAAGAATCACACTCAGTAAATCTGGTGCTAAAGAGTTATGAATGTATGCCGCCAATTCAGTAAAGTAAAATGTATCACCAAAATCCCAAAGCTCTAAAGAAAAATACGTATCTATAGCTTCAACAACTTGTGACTTAATTTGGTTGTCAGAAATATTTGCTTGTGGGTTTTTAACAACTTTAAACTGTGCTTGTAGTTCATCTTCTGCTCCTGGTCCAAACAATAACCTGTATTCACCAGGATTAATAACCATTTCGTCTGACACACTTTTATATTCGTCTAACGACGCCAAGTATGATGTTTCTAAATCAAATATTGTAGGAGCTGTTGGCTTGGTAGTTGCTTGGCTTTTGGACAGCCACTGTCTTAGTGCAATGTCATATGCTTTGGTCATCACATACACATCAATGATATTGCTTACAGCAGGATCTATTCTTCTTGATCTAGGTGCACCATGTTTGTAATTGTATATTAGATCTTGCCTACCTTTTTTTGCTGTGTATCCAGTTACAGCAGTCAATAGCCCAGTGCTTTCAGTGTACTTTTTAAACGTACCAGTTGATAGTCCTAGATCGTAAAAGTAAAACAGTTGCCCATCAGGATAAATTGTTTTGTCTGTGATATCACCTTCATACTGCACTACAATAAAGTTGCTGTTAGATATTGGATTGTCTTGTGTGATATTGTTCTCTGTAACTTCTTGAAAGAAAATAAATTTGTTAGCTACATCTGTATCTGGTGCAACTATCATTTCAAACAAGTCTGGATTGTCTACAACTCCATCGTCATCTACATCAAAAAATCCTACTTGAACTTTTCTACTGTCTACATATCCATCAGATGACAGAATATTTTTTACAATAGCCCAATCATAATCATATGTTAAGTTAGATACAAAATCAGGTTTGGTGTTGGATTTCAACACTCTGATTCTGTCTTTGATTGTAGAACCTGTTGCGGGATCATTAATTTTAACTGATTCATCAAAATAAAATTTGTTCCTTGACATTGATTCAAAAGTATATCTTGTTACTCTGTAATTTACAGTGTAAGAAATGCCGTTGGTCTCAAACCTTAGCAACCAACTTGCGTCTTTACCGCTACTGGTTGTATCCAATTGATTTGATAGGCTGTATGCACCAGTGTTCAAATCATCTTGTTTGATGATATACCAAGTTCTAGTGTCGTAGTTGTAGCCAAGCCCAAAATTGTTAAACGCCTCAACTTCATCAATTATTAATTTCTCTAAAGCTGTGGTAATAGTAACATCATACTGTGGTATGATTTCACTTAATACTGCTGTGTCAGGTACTAGATCATTTAACACAATTGGCCCAGTGCCATCTGCTAAGTTGCCTAGGCCGCCATTGCTACCATCTCCTTCTACAGATACAACTTTGGTCCATAACACATCAGTTGTGTCAGGGCCAGATGTACTAGTCAGTGTGCCATTTGTTTTGTGTATAAACTGTCCTGAAGGCGGTGTAAATTTAATCAAAGCATCTTCAGTGATGTATCTTAAATTTGATGTTGCTGAAGTTCCTACGCTGAGTGCATTTGTTTCTTGGAAATAGCCTGTGGTTTGGTTGGTAGTGAAAGTTGTTTTGTTCCAAGTTCTGCCACTACCGCCCAGCTGTCTGCTACCATTGTCGTAAAAGAACTGTCTCACTGCTGATGATTTCATTTTATCTAACAAATCACCAACAATTACTTTCCTTACGTCATCTCTAGTTGTGAATTGAAAATCAAATGATTCTGTTGTGGTGTCTACGTACAGCATGCCATCATCTGACACTATATCAGTTGCTGAATATACTCCAGTAGGATCTTGAATATCTAAAAATCTTGAAATGCCACTGCCTGCACGAGCTTGTGCTTTTAATTTTGCAATAGATGGATTTTGTAGCTTTGGAACAATTTGATAATCTTCTGCTGTAATCATTCTATTGTTTGTATAATAAGATTGTGGCGCATTAGTTCTGATATCTCGAAGTGTTTCTGAAGCAGATGCATTTGTTATAGTGGTTTGTAAACTACCAGTGATTGTTATGGTGTTGACTTGTCCATTAGCTGAAAGATACTCAACATCAATAGCAACGTTTTGCATGTTAGTTGGTTGTATAAAGTATGTTAAACCATTGCTTTGTCTAAACGCACATCTAAAATTGCCTTGTGGTAATGTGCCATACACGCCATCGGAAAATACTAAGTCAATTTGATCATTAGTTTTAGTCACTACAGCAAATTGATTGTTGATATTATTTTCTAATGAATTATAAATTACATTGTTCCCTGTGATAGCAGGTACTTTTTGCCATCTTTGGTCAATTACTCCCGCTTCATCTAGCTTGTATAAAAATACATCATCATTGTTGATGCCGTTTTGATCAATGGTTACCACTGTGTTTGGTGCTGTGTTTGTCACACTAAAATCTTGTTGAGCTAAACTACCTTGTTTGAAGTGCATGAAGTAACCTGTGTTGCTTGAGCCAAAACCTCTACTATCATTTTTGTAAATTAAACTCATAGAATTTCCTGGTATTGGTGGTTCTTCGTATAAGAATGACTCGCCAATGAATGAACTAGGCACTATCTCAAATTCCATGCTAATGCCGTTGATATTTCTCGAAAAAGGATACACTGGCGCATCTAGATTGGTTGCATTCAATCTGTACATTTCTGTGACAATGCCTGCAATGGTGTCTTGTGCAAGTGGCTTTCCTACAAATTGTTCTTTTGGCATAGAAGCATTCAGCACTGTGTTAAATTGTTCTAACCAATTGTCGTTTGTGATATCATTCCACAGTATCGGAGTATTTGCTAAATCTTGTCCAGCTGAGTCAAACACTGATTCAGTGGTTGTGATTGAGTCTATTTTTAAAAATCCAGATCCAGCAACATTACGTTTTGGTTGATATGATATCAGTCTTGCTAAACGCAAAACAGATTCTTTTCTTTCTGCTAGATCAATAAAGTTTTCTCTTGCATTTAAATCAACTCTGTATGAAATTGACTGTGCTATGTAGGCTATTAAGTCAATTAACGCAACATATTCTGATGATTCTATGAAATCATTGAAAGATTCTGCATAGTTAAGTTTGATGTAATCGATCATTGTACGTCTTATGGTGTCAAAATCATAAGACTTGAAATCAGACTGTGTGAAAGTCCTGTAAATTCTTTGCCATGTACGATTGGCAAGTAATGAGTTTTGTCGATTGGTTGATGCCATTAATCGTATTTATTGATTATATTATGTGGTATGTTAATTGATCTGGTTTGCAGAATAAAAAGTTGAGCCACTTGTAAGTAGCCCTTGATTATCATCAAATAATAGATCCAATGTTTCGCCTATGCCATAATAAACATATATCAAACCAACACGTATTTGTAATCCATGCTCATATTCGTCCACTGACAACGAATCTAACTCTACTCGAGGGTCGTAATTGACCACATTCTCAACATCAGCTATGATTAAATTTTTGGTCTCATCGTCTAGTGGATCAAACAAATGGGACCATATATCAACTCCAAAGTCAGGATTTTCTAATTTTTCGCCTTTGCGTATGTTGAAATGGTTGAGCAAATCTTGTTTTACAAGCTCAATGTCATACACTTTTGGATCTTTAAAATCACGTCCTTGCGTGGAAAAACCAGAAAATACTTGGCTTCGCAATTTTTTCCCAGAAGTTTTTTTATCTTTGTAAGTTACCAGCGCCATTGCACCAATATTTATTCTCTAATATTAAGAGATTCTTGTTGCCTGTTGAAGTGCTATTATATTCCAGCCAGTGGATCCATAACACAAGTGGACATTGTTATTTACACCACTAAATCTCACACTTGTCCATCCCACAAGGTTGTCTGGGGTGATAGTTGCATTGCCAACACGAGCCTTCATTATGATTACTTTCATTTGTCCTTCTACACCATCTGCCAATGAATAATCATCTGTTCCAGTCGTTGAAATGAATGTAACTCCTGTGGTTGTACTGATTGCGCCTGGACCAGAGATATTTTGTACACTTTTATATAAATCTGCATGTGTGAAATTGGCATCTAGTTCTGCATAGGTCAGTGCCGATCCTTTAGTTTCTCTTTTGGTTATTGTCATGTTGTTGCTCCATCATTGTTAAAATAAACTCCTGCATACGCAGAAAATATAGTAGATGAGTCAGCTGTAGATGAGTCATCTACATTGGCTGGATTGTCTTCTACATAATCCAAAGCCATATAGTTGAATAAATTTTGTTCTGATTCACTGGGTGTGGTTTCAAACACATAGCACTGATCAATCAATGCCTGTTTGGCAGTTGAATCACTTTCAGCGGCTATCTGTGCCAACAGTGTTGCATAATCGGGATTAGCCATTTGCTATTACATCTCCTGATCCAGTCTCAGCACGATTTGGTACCCACGAAGTGTGGCCGCCTGTGGCATCACCTTGACGATGAACAGCTTTGCCTTCTGCAAACACATTGGGAGAACCTGCTGTGGCAGGATCGCCACAAGCTGTTGTATCTCCTATTCTAACTGTTTTAGCGCCATTAGTAAAAACTGTTGCGGCTCCTGTTGCATAAGGAGTCTTATGAAATGGGTTAGGAGTTGGCGAAGCGTGTCCAACGTGTTTATCTGTTCCTACTCTAACTATTCCTGGCATATTATTCCTCTTCTTTCCTTTTGTCTGGTCTTTCTCTATCTGTCATTTCTGCTGTGGCAAATTTTTGCCTTTTGTTTTCATGATTTGCATACGGTTCTCGTGTTGGAAGTCTTTTAACTATTGATTTTGGATCGGGCTCAGTTTCACTGCCATTTGGAATACGTTCATTATCGTATGTGTCCAGCTGTGCAATTACCTCAGACAATGATGCTCCTACTACATTTGCAGACACTATGCCAGAATTAAAATTAATATCACCATCACTGTCTAGTGATATAGATGATGTTCCAAACATTTTGAAGTTTGTGCCAGTTTCAATCAGTCCATTTGCTGTTGCATATACTTTAACATCTGCACCAGCTTCTACATGAAAATTATTTGTTGCATACAAAGAATGATCATTTTCTGCTTTGATTTTAATATCTCCACCTGCATCATCTGTATCTTTGTGAGCATACATTTCGATGTTTACACCATCCAAATGCAACCTTCCAGATGTAAGTGATGGGTCTGAATTTTTAATTTCGTTTTCATTATTTCCTATAGCTTTAATATTAATATTACGACCTGCTTCCATGTTGATATCACGTTCTGCTCTCATATTAAAATCACTGTTGGTGTGTATGCTTACAGAATCATCTGCATGAATATCTATTTTGCCATCAGCAGTAAATTCAATCCAAGCAGTGCCTGAACTGTTTGTGATGTACACTAAACTTTCTGAATTGTGTAATAATAATTGTGCACCAGAACGTGTACGCAATCTGATCAATTCATTTTCAATAGTGCCCACATCTTTTGTGCCTTCACGTTTTACTGGCGTTCCGTCATCCATTACAAATTGGTGGCCACCTAATCTTGAATGTGCCGCTTTTTTCCATGCAAATTCATCACCAGCATCATCATAAATTTTGCCATGCCTGTTGATGGATTCACGTTTTTCAAATACTTGTTGTCCTTCGAAATCTATAGGTCCTGGTGTTGATATACCAAACACCTGCGATGGTGTTTCTCTCCTTGCACTAGATGATGTCAGCCCACGAATATTGTCTTTGATCAATCCTTGATTAACCAGTGTGTCTGTCATTGGCACATGAATAGGTTTGATTGTGTTTACTTTGTCTTCACGTGGATTGGTGTTAGCAACAATCGGATTCAGTTTTGCTCTTCTCTGTGCTTCAGCAGTAGGCACACTTGTGAGTGCTAAATCTTTGTATTTTGCTTCTTCTTCTGGTGACCCAACAAACTTTTCACCTGATGCTATGCCAGGCACCATTTGATTCATGTTTTCTTCTGGAATACAGCCAAGCCAATATCCCTGGTTGATCTGACCGTTTGCAAACATCACCAATACTTTGGTATCAATATCTGGCGGTACCATCCAAAATCCATATGATTTTTGAGTGAATTTGTACTGTGGCTGTGACAATGATGTTTCAGACAATGGTGTTTGTCCTGCGAATGGTGAACAATAGCTTACAGCAATAGCTTGGTCATAAAAATTACGTCTTCTTGGATCAAAGTTTCCGTGTAGGTCGGGTATGAACACAAACAATCGTCCGTTGCGATTTACATCAGTTGCACTTTTGATATAACCAATGTACGGCCCTGGATTTGCTTTGACTTTGTCAATGATTGTTTGACTTTGTGCGTTTTTGTTTATAGCCATATTTTATTTTATGTTTATCCGTTATGCCGTGCCTGACCTTATGGTATTCCCGTTGCTGTCCTTGATTGCTTCACCTTTTTTGTTTCTCACTATGCCGGCTTTTGGTTCAACATAGTTTGGTGAATCAGGATTGTATTTTCCGTTGCCGGGTCCTAGATCAGCAAAGGCGTTGTTTGCTGATGCAAAAATATTAAAAGTGTTGCCTTTTTTAACATTGCTAGATGTCATATCTACTTCAGGCTTTTGTGTGACTGATTTTGGTTCTTTTTGTTTCATTTCCCCTTCAAATTCTTTTTCTTTGATGTTGTATTCAGCATCAGATTCGTTACTACTATTATTGCCGTCAAATTCAATTGATATTAATGGCAGGACTTCAGTTGCATTAGCACTTTCTATTTGTCCTTGGTTACTTCTTCCTTGGATAGATCGTTTGTCTGTGGGTTGATATCTTGCACGAACCATTTCTAACACTGTAGTGTAGACTCCATCAGCAAATCTGTTTTCAGCTAAAAACACTTTGTATCTACCCGAGAACCACGATGCCCCTCTACCTTTCAATTTGAACAGACCCAAATTGTCCACTATGTCTACAGGCGGATTGTAGTTCAGCACAATGTACTGTTCATATTCATCTGGTTGCACTGATCCATATTTGTCAATGTTACGTGTTTCAGGCACAAAAGTATTTTTAAAGGATTTGTTGCTGGCTCCTTTGTGCTGTATCCAACACGGGTCACCTAGAATTTCCATATTAACAGCAATCAAATCCGCTGAAGGATCTTTAATAAGGTCCTCAAATATTCTGCTGAATTCTTTGTGTTCGTGTTTGTTTTGCACAATCACATCATCAGTGTCCATGTCTTGCACTTCTCTTGTAATTTGTGAAATATCTTCTTTGGCATTGTTCGCATGACTTGGTGGTGCACTGTATCCAGCTGGATTACCGTCTGGCCTGTCTGATCCTATGTAAAAACCTGAATCATTAGAAGATGCATCTGCCATATATGGTATGGCTTGATAGTATGCAAATTTGTAATTTAGATTAAAATCCAACACATCACTATTTGCACCTGTGTGAATATAATTGTACACTCTAGTAGGTGCAATAATGCCAGCTTCGACCGGCTGTTTATCAAAATAAGATGCCGACACATCTTGAGTACGCAAAACATACATGAATTGATAACAAGGACGATTGTTGCCATTATCAGCCAACAGGATTCGCATTCTGTTGAATATTCTACCTATCTGCAAAAATCCATTTGCATCTTTGGGCTCTCCATCCTGATCAAATTGATCTTGATAAAATTCACTTGCACGAATTACTTCTTCAAGAAACTGCTGAATAGCAGTGCCTTTAGGCACTGTGATCTGTCTCACATTCACCACTGGTACATCTGGCAAATTTGTGTGTGAAAAATTTAAGATGGTGCGTGTTTCTGATTCGTTAATATCATAATTGATAGGTGACTTCAACAGTTTTTCTGTTGAATCTATCACTTTCAATACATGTTCATCAGGTTGCAAGACTTTAGTTAATTGTTGTTGTTGTTTAAGAACTAGGTTGTATTCATCGAAAAAACTTTCAACAACTTCTTGCACAGTCTTTCCTCTGCATGTCACTGATTCTTGCAATATGCTGTGTACTTCTGTAGCCGCTAGCTGTTGAGCAGGCACTGCCTGTACTTGATACGTAGTGACTCCAGCTTCTACATTTAATTCTACTGAGTAAAAATGTAGAAAGATTGATCTGCCTGTTCCCGGAATTGTACTTGCTGATGGTTTGCCATCATCATCATAGCCTTTGAATTCGATGTCTAATCTATACACTGCTTTCAAATGATTAGTGTACCCCATTTTTCCTGCGGCTTCTAATAGTGCATCAACAAAGTCTGTACCGTAAGGTTCCACTACATCAAACAATACCTGATACACTGTGCCGAGCCCTGCTTGTCTGGTTGGAGATATAGTGTTCCTAATAACCAAGTTGTTGATGTAGTAATCATTAGCTAAGTTGCCGGTTCCTTGTTTAGGTTTACCGCCACTTTTTAAAATTACTTCACCACCTGCAAACTGTCTGCCTATGTTAAACATAGAAGGAGACACACAAGCCAACGTAATGTTGTAGTTGTATGGCTCATAATCATGCAACTGATTTTTGTACAGATCTATTTCTTTTTCTTTTTGCGAATCAACGTTGCTAGTGGTTTTGCTGGATTCACTTTTTGTACCATCACCGCCAGATTCTTTTTCAGTAGTAGCTTCGTTTTGAGATTTTACTTCTTCTGGTGTTTCTGCCTTGTTAGTAGCATTACCTTTGGGCTGATCATCTCCTTTAGTTTCTTTAACTGTGTTGGCATCGGTGTTGTAGTTTTTCTTCAGCTCTTTGTCCATGCCTGCATTGGCTTGGTTGAGTTGTGATTTGAATCTACCCCACTCGTCTTTAGCATGTCCCCATAGCCCCATTTTTTGTTTGCCGGACATGTTATACTCCTAAATATTTTTCTAGTGTGGGCTTTTTTGGAATCCTTATTTCAGTTCCTGCTGTGAATGAATAGATTGGGTCAGTGATAGTGTCCATGTTTCTGTGCATAAACACCCACCATAGCTTAGATGATCCATACAAATCATGTGCCAGTAGGTCAGGCCTAAATGCATAAAAGCTGTCTATTTCATACAACAAATCATCTGGCTCAAACGCAAATAATTTCTTGTTTAAGATATCTAATGATTCCTGCCCTTGTGCTGTGGACGAATATGGTGACGTGCTTTGATATATTACTTCAGCCATTATATGAATCCGTCCTTGGTTAATTTGCCTGCGGCAAACGATTTTAAATTGAATTTGTTTGAAATTTTGTTTCTTGAGTAAACTGGTAAACATGTAACTGCAATTAGAGAGTCAGTTGGCACATAGTTGATAGATCCTCCACCACCACCATCGCCGTCAGCTTGACCGCCTTTTACCCTTTGCTGACTCCTGCTTGGTCCTTTACCTTTACGCTTGGATGATTTTGATGTCTTACCTCCACCTGATGCTGTTGGCACAGCCACACTTATATAATCCACAGCTTCTCTTAGTTCAACGTTAAAGTTGGTTACTACAACTGGGACATCTTTGTATACAAAATCTCCATATCCGTTTAATCTGCATATAGGCGGCGGATTGCCTTGATTAGCACCTTTACCATAATACATTTTAGTTACTGTGCGTAGAAAATGCAACGTGCCTAACCAATTGTGTCCTGAATCTTGATCAGATACTGGAAAAGACCCCGAAATTGTAATTTGATCTACTTGGGAATTTTGATATGCATAATATGGATAGTTGTTGTGTATCACGCCTCTGCTGTCATAATTTGCAGAGTGTGACATATTAATAAAAGGTGTCACAGGCCAAACTATGCCTTTGTTTTGCATTATAGACAAACTTGCTCCAGGCGAGCCTGCAAACAATTGACTAAACACAGCGCCAGACAGTGTTAATTTCACACGCCAATCTTCAGATGCTCCCGGGGCTCCTACGTTTGACGCTAATGATGATCCTCCACCAGATATGATGCCGCCAATTGGCAGTCCTGCTTGAGATAATCGTGTTGCTACTGCACCTGTGGCGCCATTTACGAAATCAGACCCTGATTTAGCATTACCACTGTTTGAACTGTTTGAATTGCCCTGTTTAGCACTGCCACTAGTGTTGGCTCCTTTTGTAATTTGGCCAGTATTTGGATCGTAATTTATTGCCATGAAGGTCTCCTAATAATATTTATTGCATAAATTAACGTGATAGTTTATAATAAGATTATGGCGACAAAATACCTTAACAACAGAGACATGCTCAAACAAATTCACCTGAGCAAAGCAACATACTGTGAATATATCAGCAAAGAAGACAGAGATCATGATATAATATTGCCTTCTGTGAGCAAAATTAACATGCGTACCACAGCCGAAGGCAAAAGATTGAGAGCAAAACGTTTGGAGAAACTGACTGGCGAAAAACACGATCCTAAAAAAATACTCAAACATGAAGTTATTTTCCGCATAATGACGTTCGATCATATTCCCAATTCAAATAGAAAAGCAAAACCAAAAAACATAGCAGAATCTAAAGCAAAATGTAATTTTCCACCATTCCAACATTGGAAATATACCGAAAACAATGAACTTATATGTGTAGCCAAATCGCACTGGAAGGGCGGATTGCAAAATGGAAAGTTTTCAATCGATCATGGCCGGATGACTAACGACCTTGCAAAGATGTTTTTGTTACTGACACAACGATATGGCACTAGAGGCAACTGGCGTGGCTACACTTACAACGACGAGATGCAAGGACAAGCTCTTATGCAACTATCACAGATTGGTTTACAGTTTGACGAATCAAAATCTGAAAATCCATTTGCATATTACACTGCCGCAATCACAAATTCATTCACAAGAATACTAAATGTTGAAAAGAAAAATCAATCACTGAGAGATGATATCCTGCAAGAAAATGGTATGGCTCCTTCACACACAAGACAGCTTGAATGGGAAATACAGCAAAAAGCAGAACGTGAAGCCGCTGAAAAAAAAGGTTAAGGTTTTAAATTATCAAAAATAATTTGGGCTGAATGGTTATGATTGTATCTTGATTAAATCCATGTTGCATTATTAAAATAATTATAGTACAATAAAAGACAATATGCAAACATTTAAACGTGCGGCAGTGTTTGGAGATATACACTTTGGCAACAAAGGCAACTCAAGACAGTTTAACGAAGACTGCGATAGATATGTAGACTGGTTCATTGACCATGCTCAACAACAAGGCTGTGAAACATGTATATTCCTAGGTGACTGGCACCATCAACGTGCTACTATTAATATTACAACACTGCAACACTCATTAAAAAATTTAGAAAAAATTGCCAATGCATTTGAGCAAAATCATTTCATTGTTGGCAACCATGACTTATACTACAAAGATTCAAGAACAGTAAATTCGATTGAATTTGCAAAGCACATAAAAAATTTAAACGTTATTCTGGAACCGTACTACACAGACGATTGTGCGTTTATACCGTGGTTGGTTTCAGATGAATGGAAGCAACTCAAAGAATTACCAGCAAAGCCGTACGTGTTTGGTCACTTTGAGTTGCCTTACTTCTTGATGAACGCAATGGTCAGTATGCCGGATACTAACGAAATCAAAGCTGAGGATTTGCATCATCATGGCTATGTGTTTTCTGGACACTTTCACAGAAGGCAAGTCAAAGGCAACATACACTACATAGGCAACGCTTTTCCACACAACTATTCAGATGCAAATGATTTCAAACGTGGATACATGGAAATAGAACATGGTGGTGATCCGGTGTATCATGATTGGCCAGATATGCCAGTGTATCAAAACTTATTGTTGAGCGAAATACTGCACAACACATCAATATTAAAAAAACGCGGTTATGTAAAAGTTGATATTGATACAGAGATCACTTACGAAGAATCAAACTTTATCAAAGACACATTTATTGGACAATACAAATTACGTGAAATGACATTTATACAGCAACGAGATATCACACAGTATGACTCAACAGAAGTTGCAAAAGCGTTTGAATCTGTAGATGAAATTGTACACAATCAAATACTAGCTGTAGATTCAGATCACTATGACAAAAACTTATTGGTAGAAATTTACAAAAATTTATGATCAAACTTAAAACATTAACTGTTAAAAATTTTATGAGCGTAGGCAATGTGACCCAAGCAATCAATTTTGAAGGACATGATCTTACACTAGTGCTTGGACAAAACATTGACCTTGGCGGTGATGATGCAGGATCAAGAAATGGCACAGGCAAAACCACTATACTAAATGCCTTGTCATTTGCACTGTTTGGTGATGCACTTACTAATATTAAACGTGACAACCTAGTGAACAAAACAAATGAACGCAACATGCTTGTTTCATGTGAGTTCGAGATAGACAACAAAAAATACAAAATTGAACGTGGACGTAAACCAGCTCTGATAAAATTTTATGTAGATGGCGTAGAAGACACTGATGACGAAGCACAAGGTGATTCACGTGAAACACAAAAAGACATCACACGTATTATTGGCATGTCGCACATCATGTTTCAAAACATTGTTGCGTTGCACACATATGCACCACCATTTTTTGGGTTGAAAGCAAGTGAGCAAAAAGACATCATAGAACAACTGTTGGGTATTACAATATTGAGTGAAAAAGCTGAAGTACTAAAAGAAGAAACAAAAAGCACAAAAGAAATTATCAAAGAAGAAGAAATCAGGCTAGACGAAGTAGAACGCAACAATGAAAAAATACAATCATCTATAGATGCACTGGAACTGAGGCAAAGTGCATGGAACAACCAAAAACAAGAAGATATCAGTAAACTTACAACTTCATTAGAAGAGCTAATGAAAGTTGATATACAAGATGAAATAGAACGACACAAAAAATTAGATTCTTACAACGAAAACTATGAAAAGAAACGCACATACGAACGTGAACTTGCAACTGTGCAAACTGCTGTTAAACAAAGCACCAAGCAACTCACAGATATTTTAGAATCAATCAAAAAAACTGAAAACAAAACATGTCCAACATGTGGTGGCACAATGGAAGATGACAAACACCAATCAATGCTATCTAAAATGCAAGACGATCGCAAACAGTTTGAAACATACATTGAAGAATTAGTCACACAAGAAACAAACCTAACAACCAAAATTGCATCAATTGGTGACTTAGATCAACCAGACACATATTACGAAACAGCACAAGAGGCCTACAAACACGAAACAACTGTGGAGTATTTAGGACAACAACTTGAAGCCAAAACAAAAGAAGCTGACCCATACGCTGAACAGATCAAAGAATTGCGTACCAGTGCAGTGCAAGAACTGTCATATGAAAAAATGAACAATTTGAGAAAACTTTTAGATCATCAAGAATTTTTGTACAAACTGCTGACTTCAAAAGATTCGTTTGTGCGTAAAAAAGTAATTGACCAAAACTTGACCTATTTGAATTCGCGACTTGCATTTTATTTGGACGCAACTGGACTACCACATGAAGTAAAATTTCAATCAGATCTTACAGTTGAAATTACAGAGCTTGGTAGAGATTTAGACTTTGATAATTTGTCACGTGGCGAACGCAATAGGTTAATATTAAGTTTATGTTGGGCATTTAGAGATGTGTGGGAAATGTTGTATCACAATATCAATGTGCTGTTTATAGATGAACTAGTAGACTCTGGTATGGATACAGCAGGTGTAGAAAATGCTATTGGTATTCTAAAACAAATTGCACGTGAACGCCATAAAAACATATATCTCATATCGCACAGAGATGAACTACAAGGAAGGGTCAACAACGTGCTGAAAGTAACCAAAGAAAATGGCTTTACTTCGTATGCATTTACTGATATGGTGGAATAATGAATAAAAAAATATACAATAGATTGAATGAGATGTTGCCTTGCAGTAACAAAGAACTGAGTCAAGAATTTGGCTGTGATATTGATCAAACTAACAAAAGTGTGAGTGAATTAACACATGAAATAAACGAGTGCATCATGCACAAATATTTTTCTGAAATTTGGCAACCTCGTTTAAAAAAGTTCAAATACAGTGGGTTGAAACTAATCGACAATGTGAACAATCTACAGCCTCGTGCTGTGTTAGATGTTGGCTGTGGATACAATGAGTTCAAAGGCAAAATAAAAAACTTGATCGGTATAGATCCATACAACAAACATGCAGATATACAGGTTGGCATATCTGAATACACCACTGTAGACAAATTTGATGTAATACTGTGTTTAGGTTCTATCAATTTTGGTGATGATGAAAAAATCTACAAAGAAACAAAAAAGTGTGCAGACTTATTAGCACCTGATGGTAAAATGTTTTTCAGAGTAAATCCAGGTAAGCCACACGACAATAAAGAATCTGAATACATTGAATTTTATCCATGGAATGTGTACAACATAACCGAACTTGCAAAAAAATTACATCTCAGCGTGTTGGATCTAAGACATGATTGGAATGATAGAATATACTTTGTTTTAGCAAAGTCATAAAAAAAACACACAGTTCTTATTCTTTAAGATTCGTTCTGCGTGTCAATTTTATTTATCAAGATTTTCTTTTGTTTTCCTAAAAATAGATTGTGCGTTTTGCTTACTGAAATGCTAGTTATTTGTAGACATATACTTTAATATCTTTTTCTGTGTAGTTGTGAACTTGCAAATCTTCTGGTAACTCTATTTCTAGTGTTTGGCAAAGTTCAACATTGTTTTTTGGTTGCGTTATTTTTTCATAATTGCTTTTTACAAATTGCATTATTGATTTATTTTGCTTTTGTATTTCGTGCCACATGTTATTTAGGTCTTTATAGTATGATGCATACAGCGGATAAGTTATATTAAAATGCCCGCATTTTTTCCACCACTCAAGACAGTCTACATCATTCCTATACACCATCACAATAGGATATTGATCTTTAAATCTGTTTAACTCATAAGCAAACACATGACTTTTGATTATCCTTTTTAAATCCAGTTGTTCCCAATTTATTTTTTTAAGAGTAAAAGGTTCGTTCCATTCTGTAGGTTCAAACTCCATGCCCGGATCCCAGTATGCGCCTAAATGCATCAATTGTTTTTGTCCAGGTGTATCTGCATCGTGATAATACAGTCTATCTGTAGTGTAATCAGACTGATCAATGTCAGCTGACCAATAGATGTTTTTGACCACAGAACTCCATTTTGATCCTGGTGCTCCTGTAAAAATAATGTATGACATCAAATATCTATTTTGTTGTTGTAAGTGCTGAACAATTTTAGAGTTTCGTCAGATGCAACTCCAGTAATTAGCATAGTACATCTTGGATTCAATCCAGCGTTGGCTGTGCAATGAGGCACATTGTACCAATCAAAACTGTAAATTTCTCCTGCACGATAGCCGGTGTGAACAAAGTTTCCGTACTGTATAAAATGTCCAGGTTCCCAATCATTCAACATGACCATAAAACGATATACACTATGTGGATCATCTGTGTTCCATTTTTCTAGTTTATCAATG